AGCTAATATACCATTGTAAACCAGGATATTTTAGATTGAAAGTTTTTTGTTGTCCAAAACATCCTTCTCCCATTAAGTATTTGTAATCGCGCATACGATCGATGAAATTTAATTCCATTGCATTTTCTACAATTTCACTAACCTCACCAAAGTATGGAAGCGACAATAGAACTTTTTCAAAGCCTAAACCCATTGCTGTGTGCATTTTCACAGTATCATAGTCACGTTTGCCTCGACGTTTCTTTTCTTGCTTCCAGTTATTCTCAGTCATTTTTTTAAGATCTTCAATATGTTCTTTATTGAAGTCAACTGTCATACGTAAATCAGACAATTGATCCATGACTTCAGGCGCATATAATTTCATATTATCTCCAGAGATAGTACTATTATATCACAAATTTGAATATTTGTACACCGTATACTTAAGTATTACGGTATGCAAATTCAATCGCCCGAGATGCTTCGACGTTCAGAGGTCTTTTAGCATATATGTTTGATGTCTCACGATCTAATCCACGAACAAGATCTACTATTTCATACTCTGTAATTGGATATTTACGTTTGACGGCATTACACGCAATCGAAGTCATAATTTTGTAAATCATCGAATAACGACCAGATCCATCGACATTGGCAATTTGTTTATAATCTTGAATTAAACGACGATTTACGAATGGGCAATCTTTGTATGACGTCCATTCTATTTCGCGCTTTCCTCTTTCAAGTTCTTCTTGTCTGTGAGCAATGACAGCCTTTTGAATCTCAGGAGGCAGCCTATCGATAAAATTAGAACTAGTAGACTTATCATTATATTCATGCTTTCTTAAGAGAACATCAACGTCAAGATACCTATCTGCGCGATGAGTAAAGATAAAATTATATGCTTTAGGATATTGCGCTGGAACGTAATACATTCTAGAGAGGTCTTTAGTCTGGGTATCTCCCACCATGCCAAATTCGGTGTTGAGCGCAAACCAGAAGTGCCTAATTTCTTCAGACCTAATAGCTCTTGTAAGTGGGAAGACCAAACGGAACTTCGGATGATCGATCGTAGAGCTAGCAGTTGAGTAGCAAATAAAATAAGTATCAGGGTAAAGCCTAGCCAATTCACTTTCAAGATCTCCATCAAATTTATGATTATCAACATCAAGGGCAGCCCAACCTGCCCATTCAATTACATTAGCATTAGCCCGAGTAGTATCGGGCTTATAAGTTGCTGGAGAAATTAAAGGTGATGCTTTCTTTGTAAACTCACCACGCTTAGCTTTATAGCCTGGCAGCGTTGATAGGTGATACAACGATTTTTCGAATTTTTCAAACGTATCGAAGTCTACACGTGTATCAGTCTTATTATCGAATATCGATTTAAAGACGGTGAGTGAAATCATTATTCGAATACCTTTTTCAAAGTTCCAACGTTATCTGCGTGAGTTGGTGCAGTCCAACCTTCCGGTTTAATGAGGTCTGGTAGTCCAAGTGGATTAGGACGAGAAGCTTTAATACCTACTTCCTTTTCCATATTCTTTTCCCAAACACGATTCCATGCGGTATATGAATTAACATCATACGCATCGAGTGTTCCAATTGCAACCACACATAAATCAATTGCTGCATCAACAATATCATCTGCGGCTTTAGTACCATCAATCTCACCAGCATCAAACTGATTCAACGCTTTTTGCATTTCATCGAGTTCTTCTTGAAGGAATCGAATTCTAAATTCAAGAAATGCACGTGCTTTTTCTTTATCAAAGTTTCGTACAACAGGATTAACACCAAACTTTTGGTGCATTGATGCCATGTCGGCAACCCAATTCATTGACATATTAATCTCCTAAAATAATATTTTATCACATTAACTATTAAAAGTTAAACCCATCTCCAGCAGATTTCATCCTTTGTCCAAATGAAGATTTATCAAATGCTGGGCCATCATCTTGTCCAGAATCTGCAATATTCTTTTGTGCAGAATCTTCAACATCGTATAGTTTCATCCTAGCACGGTCAACACCAATAACGAAACGCTTGTAATAAGAAGGATCATTGTAGCGATTCTTAAGCTGTTTAACCATGATCTGGTTAAGATTCTCGAGTTCTTCTGTAGAAATAAGGGCGAACATAAAATCCACAGTAGCAGGCAAGCCAAAAGACTCGGAAGTGTCGGTAAGATCCACATCGGTATTGTCATATCCACCTCGCGTTGTTTGTGTTGCTGAAAGCACAGGAACATTATATTCTACACCTAGACCACGAAGTTCTTCTGCAATAGACTTAATGTATGTGTAAGAATTCACTCCAGCGCCGTGTTTCATACGTGAAGAAGCGCAAATATTTAAATAATCGATAACAATAAGATCCGGCATGAAGTTACGTTTCATTTTAAGTTCTTCTAATAGAGCTTTAAAATGACCTGCATGAGCAGATGCCGTAGGATATTCTTTAATGATTAACTTACCAGTAGACTTTTTAATTAGTTTACCAATCCGTGTTTCATAGATATCCTTTTCAACCTTACTCAATTCGTCCATTGTCATATTAAGCAAGTTTGCATCAATACGTTCAGCAATACGTTCTTCAGCCATTTCCATGGTGATATATAATACGTTCTTACCTTGATTTAATGCTGCGGCCGCAACGTGACACATGAACAAAGACTTACCAACACCAGTGCCGGCAAGAATTACGTTTAATGTTTTCTTTGATAGACCACCCTTAGTGATCTTGTTGAATAGATCTAAATCGAATGAAAGCTTTTCTTCAAGTCTATGATAAAAATCATAACGATCTGCAAAGTCTTCCAAATAATCATGGCCTACAGACTTATCAAAAGATACAGCAAGCGCTTCAGATAACATTGAAGGAATAGCGTCTTCAGTCAATACGTTATTCTTTCCTTCAATAATTTCAAACGAATCAATAATTGCGTTATATACTGCTTGCTTTTTGCAAAAGCTTTCAGTATTTTTAAGCAACCATTCTTCGTTATCAGTTCTGAACGTTAGTTCATTGATGTATTTTTCAATGCCTTCAATTTGATCTTTATGAAGTTTGCGCTTTCCAAGTTGGATTGCGAGAATATCAAGAGATGCTGGTTTGTTATATTCTGTGAAGAATGTTAATAGTTCTTGAGCAACAACCTTTTCGAAAGGATCTGCAAAATATTCAGTTTTTAGGAATGGTACAACCCTACGACAATACTCTTCATTGTGAATCAGATTCGATAGTATTGTCTTTTCCAATTTCATTGTCATTAATAAATCCTAGGTTTTCTTTTTCTACACCATACATTAGCATTTGTACAACAAAGTCTCCTAATTCGTTTTCAAAAGACTTTGTGTCAAATCCTAATTTATCTTCTGGTACATAGTGCACATCATAATCAAATTTAATAGTCAAATGATCTTGTGAATCATTTTCTACGAAGTCAACTGTATTATAAGAAAATACAATTTCTGCAAATGGTCCAGTAGTAAAACAGAGGGCATGAAGTTCGCCCTCTGGAGTAGATCTACCTAAAACTTTATGCGGACGTAGTTTCGTCTTCATAGTTTTCTAAATCCTCAATAATTTCATCATCACGAATAATATCTCCATGCGCAACTGCATATCGACTCTTAACAAATTCATTAAAAGATTTTGAAGTAACAATAGACATCCAAAAATCTTTAGTGTCTGTATCCTTTAGTCGATACTTTTTATCTTCAATTTCACCAGTTTCTTTGTCTACTTTCGAATACCAGCCATTACTAGGTTTGACAACATGTCCGGATTCAAGTGCAATATCAAGTAAACCAGACCACTTGCTAATGCCACCATCAAAGGAAACAGATACAGGTATTTTAGACTTTTCTTTAACATATCGAGATTTTTCTACGTTGATAATAAAATTATAGCCAACGATTTCAGTACCTTCCTTTTCTTGTTGACGACCAAGAATAAAGATGTTGTCAGCAGAGTAATAAGGACCAGTACCACCCGAAACAATTGCTTTCGGAAACATACCTTGTTCCATATACGTATGGTTCACTACAACCATAGGGATATCTTTAATCGTAAGGTGAGGTGTCACCATACGGAATAGTGATTTAATCTGTTTTGCACGAGACATGTCTGCAACAGATTTACCTTCGAGTGCATCTTCTACTTCTTTCTTAGAAGCAAGGTTACCGATAGAATCAATAACGATCATTACTCGATCGCCTCGGTCGAGGTTGTTGATTTGTTGCATGACGTCGAACTTAAGTTGTTCAAGGTCTGTAATAGGAGTATGGAGCACCCGCTCAGTGTCGATACCAAAGCTATCAAAATAAGATTGCGGAGTACCGAACTCAGAATCGTAGAAGAGAAGAGCTGCATCTGGATATTTGTCCAAATAAGAACGGGCCATTAGTAAACTAAACGCCGTCTTAAAGTGTTTGGAAGGACCAGCCCACATAGTGAGACCTGGTGTAAGACCACCGTCAAGTCGTCCACTGAGTGCAACGTTGATGACAGGGATTGATGTTGGAATCATGTCCTTCTTTGTGAAGAACTTTGATTGAGAAAGTATTGCGGATTCTTTAATCGTAGTATTTTTCTTGATTTTGTCTAGTATGCTCATTGTATTTCCTATTTGTAGTGTAAGTATGTCGATAAGATATACTTTGGATTGCTGATAGGTTTCTTACCACGATGCGGAAATGTCCACATTGGCGGGAATACTACTATTCTACCACATTTGGGCTTAACTGTAAACAGATTATTTTCATCTGATTCAAATTCAGTTTCTCCGCCTTCATCTACGTCATTTAGATACGTAAACATAACTAGGAATCTACTTGCTGAAGAAGCATCTCCAACATC